TCATTGATAAATCAGGTGGTGATTCATACATTAATTTGCGTTTATAACTTGTTAGAATTTTTTCAGATTCTGGATTAAATAATACTCCATATTCTGAACACATATAAGCTGCTAAACTATATCGCAAATATTCAATATATGCTGTGTCATATCCTTGATTTGAATTGTTTATAAAACTATAAATTGTGTAATTTGGAATGTCATTTGGTTGAAATGTTTCAGTTATATTTGTTAAATCTGTAGTTAATGACACATCAGTCAAAAATATTTTGACCATTAATTTAATTTGATAATTCTGATCTGGAATAAAATAAAAAGCTAAATTACCGCCTCCGAGCGCACGGTTGTAATTCCAACTGAACGGCAAAGTATTAATATTATCAACGCGGGATGAACCATAATAATTGGTTCTGCTGGTTCCTGACATTGGATATCTAACATAACTTAAATTAAAAGTTGCACTTTCTACCAATGCCACATAAGGCAAATAATAATATTCTTGAGAAGGCACGCAATCAAAAGTTATATATTGATAATACGGTATCAAATCTGTTTCAATTTGCTTAAAATTTAATAAATCATTTAACATTTGCAAACCGTCATTAATTTGATCGCCGGTTGGCACTTGTAAATTTCTAGCCACAATACCTGATAAATACCAGGAGTTAGTTATTAACTTTTGAGCTAAATAAGCCATAATAACACCCTCCTGGAATTAAATATTAAACAGATACACTAAAACCAAAAACATTAATAGCTAATGCATCTCCGCTAGCTGTTACTTCATATTGAATAACAGGAGCGCCAGCATCTAAGGTAATAACAGTACAAATTGTTCCAGAAGTTCGAACAGTTGCTACTTGACCTGTCAAACCTGTTCCTACCGCTGTGGCGGCAAACGGTCTTAGTAATGCTTGATGTCCTGCAACTGCTGGTGTAAATACACAATAAAATTCACCTAAAGCAACTGCTGGTGGAACAATATTAGTTAATGCAACATTTACATAAAATGTTGAGTTTCCTGCAGTTACTGCGGTAGCTTGTGGGATTGCGTACGTAAATTGCAAATCACCATAAAGCCCAGTGTAATAACCCAATGTCCAATCCGCAGCATTAGATACAGTACTCCAATAACCAATTAAACGGTAGGAATCATAACCAAATGGCAATAATGGAACTGAATTACTTGCCAAAGTTGCAATTGCGGCCGTTTGTTGATAATAACGAGAATCAGCAATAATATAAATTGCATACATTGTTGCTTGTGCCAAGGCTCCAGTATCTAAACCACCTGCGCCATTAATTGCGGCGTTAATTGTTAATGCTGCTGGCTCTAAAAAATTTTCAACATTAGGGCTGCCAACAGTAATATCAATAACATCGTTTTGATCACGACATTGACCAGAAGAAATATCTAAAACTGTATTTGGTGTTGTTGCATCATTACTAATTGTTAATCCATATTTATATAAATAAGGAAGACTATAAATAGGATCATTTTGAATTTGTGGTGTAGGCATTTTATTTTCCCCATTAACCGTTAATGATAGGGGCTTTCGCCCCCAACTTTAAATCTAACCTTGTGACAATGGAATCATATAACGCATGCTGTACTCAGGAACCAAAACAGAACCATGTACTTCATCGTAAATCATACCAGTTTGGTTTTGTCCAAACAAAGAACCATAAGTCAAACGTAATGAACATCCAGTATCTTCATCATATTCATTTGCTGTGTCATAAGGTGATTGTTCAGGCAATTGAGGCATAGCTAAATAAAATGCTTCTCCACCCAAAATACCGCCGCAACGATGACTTGGGAATGTTAATATTTGCATTCCAGCAGCAATTGGATTGTTTAAGTTTTGATTTTGTCCGCCAGCCCAGTTCAACGCAGGAGTAATGCTTAATACTACAGTGCCTGAACCATTGGCAGCAGCATTTGCAGTTGCTCTAAATTGAACAGCATTAGCACTAGGAAAATGTCCAATAAAGGTTAAATATCTCATGTTCGGTTGACCAGATACACCATCTGCAAACTGGAACAAATCACCAGAAAATACTGCGTTAGCATCATTAACAGTGGCACCAGAAACAGTAATTTGTGTAACGTTTTGTCCTGTCGGATCGTTAACACTAACCACCGTTAAGATTTTACCATCAACACCAGTATCACCAGAAACATGAATTGGCATTAAGTTTGATTGATAATATTTAACTAAAGGCGTACCAAAATCACCAATTTCCCAACTCATAGCGATATCATCGTTACGATGCGGAACAAATTGATTTAAACCATTACCAACAATAGCTGGAACAATTGAATCTGGTAAATAAACTTTAATGCCTTCACTGACCGCGCCATAATTTTTGAAAAACATAATTGCTTGAGCAAGTTGTTGATAAGAAGTTAATGCAGTAGAACCATTACCAAAGAAACGATAAGGACCTGAAAAAGTATTTAAAGAACCGTCAACTTGACTGCTTACAGCTGATGCCCAGTTTAAAGCAATATTACCTTCAACTTGTGTTGCAAGTTCAGCAATAAAAGATTTGCCAAATACTCGCATGTAATCTTCTTCACCTTTTTCTAAGTTGAAAATACGTTGTTGTGAAGTAACAGCAAATGAACTGTTATTAGCTTGGTCAACAGCCAAATTTAATACGCGTTGTACAGCAGGTTGAAATGCTGCTACAAGACCAGCAACTGTTGTCGCTCTTGGAGGCAAATCAAATGTTACTGTAGAACCTAAGTTAGCTTGAATTTTGTCAAAATCTTTAAAACGAGTATTAGCTGTACTAATATGACAACATAGATTTTGCAATAAAGCTAATCCAGAACGCTGGTATGTTTGGACCTGCTGTAATAAGTTATTGGGAAAAACTGCCATGTTATGTGCTCCTAACCATAATTAAAAGGTCAGATTCACAGTAGCTTTTATGCTCGATACTTTGCTTTTAAGTCTCGCATCGACAAGACGCCACCTGAATCCGTTCCGACGTTAGAAGGTCGTTGTTGACTTAATGGAGCATTAGGTTGTTTTCGATTCCCAGCCACTTCATTATCCCTAATAGAAGCCGCCAATCTTTGCGCCTGAATAATGGCATCTTTTGGTGACATATAAGATAACTGCTCTAATTGAGCCATCTTTAAACGGTCTTTTCCTAATTCATATAAAACATCATGAGAGTTGTCTATATGATCAGCTAAAAGTTGAACTACATTAGGAAATCTCGCCAACTCAATGTCGCCAGTAACCGTATCAAAGTCTTCGTACTTTTCTTTACCTGCATTTATTTTGTCATAAAAGTTTTTAACGACTCTTTGTGCGTTATCAGATTCCATTTTTGCTTGTTGTTCGGCAGTATATGCATCTCTGCGTTTTTCAAATTCTTCCGCAGCTATTTTTCTATATCTGTCTTCATCAAAACTTTGGTTCTGTGTTTGACTGACTTCACCATATTTTTGATTAGCATACTCTGGTTGTTCTTGTCTTAAGCGATTTACTTTTTGTTCAGTTTCATGCTTAACACGTTTTACAACATCGTTTAACTCTGACTGAGTAAATGTACGTTCTTTTGGTGTTTCTACATAAGAACTTGTTTCTACAGGTGCAGATTGTTCTACACTTTGACCTAATACTTCATCCATCTTCACTTCCTTCTGCTATATTCCCCGCAACGGTTTTAGCTCCAACTCTAAGTATGGATCACTTGGTTATCAGCTCCACCACGATACAATTCCTCAAATAACGCATGAGTCTCGATAGAAAATTCCTATATTGTCAGAATATATTCATGCATTTTTTAAGCAAAAAATGTTATTATTGGATAGCTAATAATAAGGAGATTAATGATAATGACTAAAATTATGGACAAAGAATATTTGACAACAGAAGAAGCTTCAAAAAGATACGGTTTATCAAAAGAATGGTTTATGAGAGAAAGAATGCTAGGAACAGGGCCAAGATATAAAAGATTAAGAGAAAGAGGAAAAGCGTTTTACCCAAAAGAAGAAACGGATAAATGGTTTATAGAAAATTTAAAAGAATGTGAATAAAGGCCAATAAACTGGCCTTTATAATTTAAACAATTAAAAATACAATTACAATTGTTCCATTTAATGCAACAGAACCCGTATTATACTTTCTAAACTTACTTGATTTAAA